GTTTACTTACTCGTGGTTATGTTGAGTATGAAGCCAGTATTATTATGTCTAAACAGCAAGCTCTTAACTATGCAGAAACACTGAAAAGTGCTACTGTAGACGTTGAGAAATTTTATAATCAAAGAATAAAAAATGTACAGAGTTAGTTATTATATGGGAAACAGTAGAACTAGAAAATATTTTAGTAATCTTTCAGACGCTATTAAATTTTCAGTTTACCGTATACCTTTTGAAAGTCTATTTGAAATAGCCAAGGAAGAAGTATGACAAACGCATTTCGCGATCAAGAGAAGTTTATGAAGTCCTGCGATCAAACTGTTGAGGAACGCAACGATCAACAGTATCTTATGTACGTAGGACTAATCGAAGAAGAAACCAAAGAGTTAGAGCAAGCTCTACTTGCTAACGATCGTGTAGAACAGTTGGATGCACTTATTGATATTCTAGTTGTTACTATAGGTGCTATACACTCTATGGGTGCAGATGCAGAAGGTGCCTGGAAAGAAGTTATGCGTACTAACTTTGCCAAAATTGATCACGAAACCGGTAAAGTACGTAAACGTGAAGATGGTAAAGTATTAAAGCCCTTGGGCTGGGAACCGCCTGACCTAAAACCATTTGTTGGAGATTAATATGTCAGTACGTGAAAAAACACAAGCAGACTTTGACTTAGAAAAGTTATTTGAGTTAATGGACGAAGCATTAACTAGTAAAGACGAACGTGTACAAAGTGCGTTACGTGGGCTACTAACTATCATTGAGTTAACCCGTGTCCAAGAAGATAACAAACACGCTATTGAAACCAGTCATGGTCCACTACGTCAAATGCAAGAAGATTTAAAGCATATTAGTCGTCGCCTAAATAATCTACAAGAAGAAGTTAGGCAAATGAAACAACCTCCATATACTCCGCCACAACCGTATAATCCCGGACCAGGTAGCCCGTTTGGGCCATATACTAATCCGGGAGGACTAGGGCCAATTTGGACCACAAGCCAATCGAGTTCATCATATACATTGACAGATAATGAAAAAGATAGTATAATGAACCCAGTAACTATTAAATTAACCAAGTGAAACTATATAAAATGCGTAAATTATGGTATATGGGCCTAGAGCCCTATAAAGCCCGTTATACATTACAGTTACAAGACTGGAATGAAGCAGTATTTAAGCGTCGTGGTATCAATTATGAAATCGTTACAGGAGAAACTCTCAGTAACGATCAAGCCATTGTAACAGGACAGGTGTTAGACGCACATGGTCGTACTTACTTTGGTATGAGTCAACTAATGAATCTTGTACGCAAGATGAAACAAGGAGAAGTTACAAATGAAGACGTTATCTACTTTGAAGACATGTTTCAACCCGGTATTGAAAGCCTCCCTTACATTATGGATCAAATCGATCCTGCTCACCGTCCTACTATTGCTGTTCGCTGTTTGGCACAAAGTATTGACCCCGATGATTTTGTTCATGTTTGGGGTATGCAAAAGTGGATGGGACTTTATGAAAAGATGGTGGATAGTTTTGCGGATATTATTCTAGCAAGTAACGAAGAAATGGCCATGCACATGAAGGTCGCTGGATGGGAAGGCAACATTTATAATATATCTGGACTAGCATTTGGTAAAGAAGAAGTGCGCTCACGTGTTAAAGGTGATCTAAAGCCATTTATGGAACGTAGTTATCGTGTAGGCTTTGCCGCACGTTGGGATCAAGAAAAGCAACCAGACTTTTATATGGATTTTATTGAAGCCTGGCACGAGAAACACCGAGACAATTACCCAATGAATACTGTTGAGTTTTGTATCTTTAGTGGTAGCAAACTTAAATCTAACAACGACAGCTATATGGCTCGTACTAGAGATTTACAAGCACGTGGCTTACTAACTGTCTACGAGGACTTAGAAAAGAATGATTACTATAATTTGCTTAACGATACTCGTGTACTATTTAATTGCGCTTTACAAGACTGGGTTTCAAATACCGTTAGTGAAGCGGATACACTTGGATCTAATGTTCTTTATCCTGCTTATCGTAGCTTTCCAGAAACTTTTTCTAATGATTACAGCAGACTTTACGTTCCATGGTCAATAGATGATGCTGTGACTAAGTTGTGGGGATTACTACAAGAACCACACAAGAATCAAGGTAAGATCTCTGCGTGGACCGACGGTACTATTGATCGCATTGTAGATATCCTAGAAGGCAAGGGCGAGAAATGGCGTCGCATGAGTACTGACTATCGCAAGCACACACACGAATCTAAATATTAAGATGGATATAGTACTTTACATTATTGTGGGCATAGTCTCGTTTGCGGCGGGACGTGTAAGTGCGCCTGAAAAAATTGTAAAGCAAACTGCATTATCTGATCGTGAACAAAAAGAATATGACTATGTTAAAAATCTAAATACGTCATTGCTGTCTGAAGTACAACAACTAAGATCAACCGAAAACCAACTAAGAGGTCAATTATGGGAAACCAAGCAGAAGTTAAAGAAGTCACAGCAGAAGAACTAGTAGAACTTATTAAGTTCACTCCACGCACATACCGTATTAGTATGTGGGGCTATGGCGGTGAAAAAGTTATGGGCACAGTAGATCCTAAGGTCTGGGATTACTGCATGGAAAACCAAGTTGACCTATCTGACCTTGCATGGGATAGTGATGCCGCAGAAGAAATGGGGCTAGATGAGGAAATGTTACCTTTCCCTCCCGGGGCTTGGTATGAATGTGACGATATGGCACACGTAAATGGTGTAAGTCGTAACGCTGGCACACTACAAATTGAAGATGAAAACGGTGAAACTGTATTTGAAAAAAGCCTAGAAGATTGTGATGGGTGCGACGATAGCCCACAGTTATGTTGTAATGACGAAGTATGGATTGGTAGTCGTGCTAAAGGCGAAATAGTGTTCATTGGATCATCAAATGAAAAAGGTACATTCTTCGAGGGCGACATTGAACTTACTGCTCCATTTGATATTGAAAAGCTAGAGCTACACTATGACGAAGTTGATGGTGAAGAAATAGTAAATGGTGTTTACTACGACGGTGATGAAATTGATAACTATGGTGGTAGCACAGACGGCAAGAGTTCAGATTTTGATATGGCTCGTGTAACCGATGACAAAGGTAATTGGGAACGATACGAACCAGAAGAAAAGGATTGGGGTCACCCACCTTACGGAACAAGTCCAGAGTCGTGGGAACAGTCGGTAGACTTTAACTTTAAAAAACACAAGCCCACTAGTCCTGGCTACTACTCTGTAAATTGGAGTTACGGTAGCACTTACGGTAGCTTGTATTGGGATGGTAAAGAGTTTGGTGACTGGGAACACGGTAAGTTCCACCCTGTTTCGCAAGATGGTGTAAAGAAATGGTCTGGCTTTAACTGGGACACATCAGATTGGGGCAATCGTCCACCAGAACCACCTAATATTATCTGTGACAATAAAAAGTGTAGTTGGGTAGGACAAAGCGATGATCGTCGCACAGATGATGAATATACGGATCACTGCCCCGAGTGTGATGGTACAGAATTTTCGTGGATTGACTATGATCCTAATACTAAAAAGGGTCTAAAGAATCGCGAGAAATATTGCTTACCTGCTGTGCCTGTAGCCGCGGATTATGACATGGAACAAGCACTAGAAGAACTTAAAGCAGAATTTGAACAATTAATGGCACAGGAGAATGCATAATGGTATGGCCTTTAGATAACGAACCCGCAGAAGACGCCGTCGAAACCGAATCCACTTACTGGACAGTTAAAACATACTACAAGAAAAATGTAGAACAACACGAGTATTTTTATAATCGCGAACTTAAAGGTGCAGAAATCATTGTTAAAGATGGTTATCGCTTTGCCGAATACACAGTAGAAACCAATGACGGTAATCCGCCAGAGTTTAACTTTACACAATGCCCGGGCGGTAGCGATGATCCAGACAGCATTGATTTAAATTCATGCTTTGGCGATAATGTTGAAAGTACAGAACTAGTAGAATTATTTGACGGCGGATGTTGGGGCGATGTTGAAATTAACGGCATTCACGACGAGGATGAAGTAGAACGCTTAGAAGAACTCATTAACGAAGAAGGCTCTTGGGCGTTAGAAGATGATGGTGACGGGAATTGGTATCTGTCAGACACTGAGGTTTGGGCCTGGGGGCCATTTGAAATTACTAACGATGCAGGGTATCGTAGAGTTGTCATTGCTGATGAAAACGGTAATGCTATAGACTTCAAGGAAGAAGAGTGACAACATTTACTACTGAAGATATTAACAG